CATTAAAGATAACTTTCCTCCAGGAACAAATATAGCTTTCTTTGTACCGCTCGGATATGGATCTCTTCCTCCAAAAGACCTATCAATCAAATCTTGAACTGATCTTTCTTCAAACTGCTGATTTCTTATCCATTCCGCAAATTCATTATTCTGCTGTCCTATATGTCTTGCTACTGCTTCTATATTTTTATTACTTATATAACCCAGTCCTGCAGCTACCAGTGTACTAGCCACCAGTTCTATAGCTGTTTGCGACAATACCGCTACAACCGGTATAACAGCTTCAGCTTCATCTTCGTAATATATCATATTAGTTATCATAAATACAAAAATAAGTGCTATTACTAGCACCATCTTACTAATTCTCATCTACTGCACCTCTTTTAATTATTTTTAATAAAATTTAGGCACGGAGAATTAATCATCAATTTTTATTAAATTACGATACTATCTACCTGCAACACGCCTAAACAACTTTATTCCTAGTGTTATAACTAAAACTATGGAAAATATTGTTAGTACTTTGGGCAATAAAGCCACAATTCCTGCCTGTGCATCAGTAGTAACAGCTTCAAATATCGTATCATATGAAGGAGCTTCTGCAAACGCAACTCCTGGTAAAAGTATTATAGGTAAAGCCATTAGTACTGTAAAAATCCTTTTTAACATAATAATCCTCCTCTTACTATCTACTCTCCGTGCCCTAATTTCATAACCTATACTTATCTTACCATCCAGTCGAAAGCTATTCTTGCTATCCCTACTAAAATTCCAACAACGCACACTACAATAAATCCCAACCTAAATCCTTGAACTACACTCTCTTCCAATTTTTACAACCTCCTACCAAAAAAAATTAACATAACAACAAATCCCGATACCGAGCCCAGGACAATACCCACCATATAAAGAATCAAATCTTTTACTTCTTTAAAATTTGATATTAAATCTATGTATTCACCTGCTTGATCAACAATTTTTACACTATACACATCCATACTTATAACCTCTCTAATCAACTATTACCATTTCTCTTACCGAACCATCACGCTGCTTATAAGCAAATAATCTACCTGCTACCTGCACCTTCTCCCCACTCTTATAACCATTACTTTTCGTTCTTACTTCTACAAGCTCTCTTTCACCTGGCTGATACAACCTTACAGTAAATGTTTTACCATTCTTTTCATCAATCTTCTCCAACACCTCTAACACCACTCCCTCAACTTTCACTATCACAAAAATCACTCCATTCACTCTGATATTATTTATACAATATCACGTCTTTTTTTACACGTCAATCATAACTTCTTAGTCAACGCGCCCTAAAGTTGTTCGCCCTTCGGGCCATATAAAAAAACATTCAGCACGCTCATTCTCTTATACCAAACAGTTACTTTATCACTCATTTAAGCGCTCGCTTTCGCTCGCTTTTAACAGCTAGAGCAAAATATTATTATTGTTTCACCGTCAAGTTTCACGTGAAACAAAATTTTTAAGCTACCCAGAACTGAGTAGCTTAACAACAAAAAATATGTTATAAACAACACGTTTCATATCACGACATATAACTCACTATATTTATAATATAATAATTATTAACACTATCGAAAGGAATTAAAACTATGATACTTAATCGTATCAAAAAATACAGACGTGAAAACAATTTAACCCAAGAAGAATTAGCAAGATTATCAAACATTACACTTAGACACTACCAAAAAATTGAAAACTGTGAAGTAATTCCTAGACTCGATACTGCTCATAAAATTTCTAAAGCCCTCAAAAAATCCTTATATGATATTTTCATACTCGATTGAATCTGTTACAATATCATATAATATATAATCTTTCAATTCACTATATAACTTACTATACACATAATACTCACTACAACCACACCGCTGGCATATAAAAGCCAGCATTTTTTCTTCATCAATTCCTTTACCAAAATCCTCATCAGCCTTTTTTAATTCTTTCCTTACTATTCCCCATGACGATATCATCTTTTTATTCTTTATACATTCATACAACTCTTTAAATTCTTCTACACTATATAACTGTGGCTTCAACCAGTACTTAACCACTTCTGCTACCGCGTCAATATATTCTTCATTTTTTCTTATCCTTACACCTTGCAAAAATACACTCCCTTCACCATTAGTTATTTGTTTCCATGATTCAATAAACCAGTCTATATCTTTTTCATATCTAGCTTTCAACATTAACAGATGCATATGCGGATGCCACTCTTTAGAATTTTTACCCTTTTTAACTTCTACTGATCTTATTCCCCCTTCAAACCTCCTCAAAAACTGCTTCCTTGTACCTCTATTACTTACTGTTAATTTCCTCCATGATTCCATCAAAAAATCTAACCTGTTTTTCAACACTTGCCCATCTCTTATCGTTATTACACCTTTTATTATGTATCCACCTCCTCTCAAATACCTCCTCACCAACTCTATCATTTTTGCTATATACATTATGCTCCTGTCATGCTGACAAGCAATACAAAAACGACTCTTGCACCTTGTTCTTCCCAAATAATGTTTTGTACCACACATAATACACTCAGCAATATTTATAAACATTCCACATTCTCTCACCCTCCTAGCATCGTTCACACCTAACTCTTCCAAAACAGGTAAATATAGACTCTCTGTTATTTTTCTCAACCTATTGTATTTTAACCATTTCTCAGCTTTCACACATTCACTACCTCCTTACGTTATAATATACATGCTTTAAAACTCGTGTCAAGTTACTACAACTATTTCTGCCGTCAAACTTTCTATATGTCTTAAAACAGAAAATAGATAATGGTGGCCCAGGCCGGAGGGGACCCATCCCTTCCGTCCTGGGCCACCATTTTACTCAATATATTACTCAATTATAAACTGCTTATCAACTCTTTTTTATAATCAAATAATTTCATTGTATCATACCTTCTTGCTATCCATTTCAACATCAATATGATAGAAGGAATACCTGCTAATCTAGTTCTGTTAAAATACAACACAGTTATAAATACTTTTGTCATAAACAATAACTCTAGTATTTTAAAATACCATATTGAACCCGCTCTTATATGTTTTACTTCCTGATCAGCCATGGACCTTATTTGTCTATCAATCATCCTTGATTCCTGTGTAACTAAGATTACATCATATCCTATCTTTCTACTTTGACTAAAAAATTTTATCCACTCCTTTCTCTCTTGACTTTTAATCATCCAATCTCTACTATTGAAAAATAAACCTGCTTCATCAATTATCAATAATATTTTTGATTCTTTTCCAATGGCGTTTTTCTCTACTGCTATTCTTATTAATTTATCTACATCAATTTCTTCCATATATATCCATCTCTCAATTTCTCTCCTCCTTTTCCTTAAGTTTCTAGATAACTTCATAGGAAAATTTGCAACAACGTATTTACTCGGTATACAATACACTCTTTTTAACCCTTCCAACAATGCATGATAACTTTTTCCACTTCCCACTCCTCCAGTATACACAGTTATCACTGTATATATCTCACCACTCTTAAGGCCCACCTTACTAAGTACCACACACCTACTGCCGATACGTAATATATCATAAAAGTAAACATTTCCCTTATCGGTATAAAATAGCTTACTATAGACCAGCCAGGTATTTTACTAAAATCAATCCAATCAAAAGGTGTGTCCGGCAGCATATTTAATACAAACGTAACAGCTTTTGATATATCCTCTATTATTTCATTTAGCATATTTACTAACACTATTTAGCACCTCCCAACAGCTCTGGAGTTTTGTATAAAATTGAAACAACAAACATCATAAATAATATTTTTCTTACCCACACCGAATATTCTTCGACAAAATCAGGAAAACTTACAGTTTGACTTACATTATATAACTGTACCTCTATATCATTTAATTTTGGTTCTACATTCATATTTTCAATTAACCTTTTAACATCCCATGGAAGTGAAAACGGAAATTTATATGTAACTAAATTTTTCAATTCTATAAGAGGTGACAAATCTAATCCCGATTTTAATTCACCACCTGGTAATGACCCTATTGACGTTTTAAAATAAATACTTTCCTTTTTACTTCCCTTATTACTAACATATTCAACTGACACTTTATAAGTTTTTCCTTCACTCAGACCTTCCATCGTATATTCGCTTTCTTCCGGGTTTAACTGATCTATTTTAACATCATCAAGATATATATTTATATATTCTACTTCTTGATTACCTCCTTGCGCACTAAAATTTATTTTTGCAGAATTACATGTTATATCTCCAACTGATATCATTATATCTCCAAAATCAATGTCTTCAACTGCTACTACACTATTATCAACATATTTTAAATCATTCAAATCATTAGGTATTAACACAACCGCATCTTTCTCACTATTAACAACAGCATTTGGTACATTTTTAACAACTTCAGCATTATATTCAACATCTGCATAGACAGGGTTTTCCCACGTCTTTTTCACATCACATTCATGCTGGCCTCCCCACACATAAACTTTATAACCTTCAACCTTCGGAAATACCACATGTGTAAAGTATACATCATTCTTATAAACATCATAACCATTGCTATTATACTTTACTGATATCACTTCACTTAAACTTCCTCCTAAAGGCAAATAATACGTCTGATTATCTGACGTTCTGAAATGCAACACATGTGCTGTTCCGCATATGTAAGCAGGTCCATAAAGTGCAATAGAATCACTATTATTTCCTCTTCTTACTGTAATTCTATCATAATTAGCATTATAAGGAACAAATCTTACCTCATCAATTAATTTCTCCGATGATGAAAATGTATATGTATTATTGTTTATAACAATTTTTATTGAATCATAAAAATCATCAACTCTAACTGTATTAACATCATTCTTCCAGTAATCCTTACTTGCCAAATCTACTAAAAAATTACATGCTAAACTTGCTCCCATTGATGCCAGTATTGTCTT